AGTATAAGAAAATATGGCACAAGCATCAGATTTTACAATATCGAATCAATCTTTCCCAAATTTTAGGACAGATTTAAACACAGTTTTAGGAGCAATTAATTCTTCTAATTCAGGAACATCAAGACCAAGTTCTGCTACTACAGGCACATTTTGGCTTGATACAACAAACTCAGGTTCAAATTTATTAGTTTTAAAATTTTTTGATGGTTCAGATGATATTACCTTTGCTACATTTAATACCACAGCAAACACAGTAAACGTATCAGATTCAGCCACAGATGTTGTTGGAGATACAAGTCCACAATTAGGTGGTGATTTAGATGTAAATGGTAATAGTATTGTAAGTACAAGCAATGCAGATATAAATATAACACCTAATGGAACTGGTAGGGTGGTCTTTGGTACAGCTTGTTTACCTAAAACAAATGCTTCATCTGGCTTGACTTTAAACTTTGATACTCACCAAAACTTTTTTGTAACTTTATCAAGTGGTAGCAATTCTTTAGCTAATCCAACAACAGAAGCATCAAATATAGGTCAAACTGGTGTTATTATATTTATACAACCATCAAGTAGTAGTGCAGGAACAGTTTCTTTAGGAACAGATTATGAAACAGTTGGTGCAGGAGGTTTAACTTTATCTTCTGCAAATAATGATTATGACGTTGTGCCTTATGTTATAAAAGCAGATAATTCAATTTTATTAGGTACACCACAATTAAACTTTGGATAATTAAATGGTAAGTTCAGAATATTGGTTTGGAGCAGAAGCTAGTTTTTACAATGGTGTTGCTACACAGTCATTAAGGTTAGATGGTGGTAGTGGTTTAACTAAAACACCATCAAGTTCTGGAAATCAAAAAACTTGGACATGGTCTAGTTGGGTTAAAAGAGGAAATCTAGGTAATAGCCAATTATTGTTTGGCAATCGTACAAATGGAAGTGATGTAGCATGGATTTATTTTAATGCTTCAAATCAGTTTTATTATCAAAATTATGAGGGAAGTACACAATTAGAATTGAAAACAAATGCCTTATTTCGTGATGTTTCATCTTGGTATCATGTTATGGTCGTGCTTGATACTACACAATCAACATCATCAAATAGAGCAAAATTATATGTAAATGGTGAACAAATAACATCTTTAGCTACCAGTACATATCCATCTCAAAATGCAGATTTAAAAATTAATACTGGAAGCGAATCTCATT